GAGATTTGGCATAATTGCGGGAAAATCAATGACTTCCCACTGATCTACGCCATCTTTGTCCGAGTTTTTGAGGATTTGGCCTGTCAAATCCCTCTTAGCCCACCTAGTCATCACAATAATGATGGCTCCGCCGGGCTGTAAACGTTGCCTTGGCCCGGAAGTGAACCATTCATAGACATTATCAAACACCGCAGGGTTGCCTTGCTTGGCTTCCTGCTCTGAATGAGGATCGTCAATGATTAAAAGATCTGCGCCCTTACCTGTAACAGCGCCGCCAACACCGATAGCAAAGTAATCACCACCCACATTAGTGTTCCAGCGACCTGCGGCTTTTGAATCGCTCGATAGCTTAGTCTGAAATACCTTCTGATACTGTTCTGATGAAACAAGATTCCTAACCTTTCGTCCAAATCCGGTAGCCAACTCCGCAGTGTGCGCAGTCTGAATAATCTTCTTCTGAGGAAACTTCCCCAGAAACCACGCAGGCAACAAGAAGGAAGCAAACTCAGACTTGGTATGCCTAGGAGGCATATTGATAATCAACCTCTTAAGCTCCCCGTTAGCCACACGCTCAAAAGCATCTGCCATGATCTTGTGATGAGACCCAGATATAAAAATAGGCCACATCTGCGTCACGAAGTACAGGAAAGACTCCTTGCTACGCTCTATCTTATCCATCTCCAGCAAAGCCTGAATCTTTGCACGGTTCTCAGGAGATGCTCCAGAAACCATCCCCATGTACTTCTTAATCTCTGCGTGCGTTAATAAACTCATAATCTCATCATAGCCTTTGCCGAAGTGTCCACTAACTTAATAGCATGAAACTTATAAGGCTTAGTCACAATGTGTCCGTCAGCCCTTAACCGATGAACAATCCTGTGTATGTTTGACTTAGATTTCAATCCAATCCCTCTAGCAATAACTTCATAAGACGGAGACACACCATGCAACCTGATGTATGCACGGATGAAGTCTAATACTAACTGCCTACGTTTGCTCATTCTTTAAGTTTAAACGCAAACACGAACGTTCGCAATACCTTTTCTGAAAATATATATACCCCCGGGGGGTTGGGTTTGGAAAAGGAAGGGGGGGGTGTTCTGTGGAATGTATTTGGGAGAGTGGAATAGAGCGTATACGCGTGCGGGGTGTCGGCTCACGTCAAGTGGGGGTCGGGTACGGGTGGGGGTACGAGTATGCCCCCCGTTTAAACACCGCCCTCCTGCGCTCCTGCTACTGGTATCGGGGCGTGTAAACGTTTAGCGTCTACGTCTAGCACTGATGCCTTGGCTTGCTCTAGTAACTTCATGTGCCCTGACAGTTCTCGCTTCAATTGGTCTGCTGTTATCACTGCCTTGTCTTGTACTTCTGACGGGGTGAACAGCCCTGATGCCTTGCCTAGCAGTTCCAGTGCTTTTAATTTCGTACCCTCTTGAGTGGCCTTCTTGCTTAGTGCTAACAACCCTTTGAGCACATACCTTTTACTTGCGGCAAGGTCTTCACTCAGGTGTTCTGCTGTCTCCTCCCATGCTTCTTGAAGTATGTATTTGATCCTTGGGTCTTTCATTAGCTTGTTAGCTGATGCGCTGATACTTGCATCTGATCCAGTGTCGTTGCCATATGCATTCCTGTATGCACTTCTTAGGCTATCTCCCTGTATAACCCTCTGAGTGAATAATATTTGACGTGGGCTTAGAGGCTTGGGTCTCTTTACCTCTGATCCCTTATGTTCTCCATCCTTTCGCCTCTTAGGTCTCTCTGCGCTATGGGCTAACTGTTCCGCTTCGCTAAGGGTCTCGGGGCTTTCATCATCGCCCCATTCATCCACTTCCTCCATCGCCTGATCCAGTTCCGCCTTGTACTCAGCCTTGCTTGTCTTGCTCATGTTTAAACACTCCATATTTGTTAGTACCTACCAACTTTGCCCTGCTCCAACCCCTTGCAACGCACTGTTCGTATTATGCACAGTTTATCAACACCCTGTGGACAAGTCAAAAGTTATCCACAGGAAGTTATCCACAGTTTATCCACACCCCCCGAGTTATCCACAGTTTATACATTTGTTATACATTACTTATACAGTGCATAAAAACAACACCAAGAACTGAGTACATTGGTTCTAACGTAGTACTCAAAAGTAAGCGCGAACTGTATAAAGATACATGGCTCTAGAACGCATCAGAATCGATTTTGAGCCGTTTAAACCCTCCAAGCACCTACCCCCTTACCTCATCCCTGATCGACGATCCTGAGCCGTTCTGAGCGTTTTTTAATACTTTTGAACCGAGTGTTACTTTTGTACTGAAATGAATACTTTTTAGTCCAACTCACAAAACGTATTCCTACTAATAAAGAATGTCCCAAGTCCACCAACAACCCACAATATAATAACCCTACAGTTTACTCGGATAAATATTAGGTGTATTGACAGGCACTATCATTCTGTTAAAGTTCAGTTGTCGGTTGATTGTTCTTTAGATGTTTTCCCCACCAACCGACAAAGGGGATAAGTTCTAGGCTACTGATCAAAGTCCTAGTGAGACAGAGTCGATGAAACCGACAAGAGTCTTGAGGCAGGGACTAATCAGGTACGTAAAACGTTTGAAATCCCCCTGCCCCTCTAGCTAGAGTTTAGCCTGTAGCCCCTAGGGCTACGGGGTGCACTTTCGCACTGCTAGGAGATTACGACATGGATTACAAAGCAATTTATGAACAGGCCGTACAGGCCGCTCAACAAGCAGAAGCAGACTTCATTGCCAAGTACGGTGAGCCGATGTATTGCGGCTTTGCTTGGGTAGACATTTCCAACGGTAGAGACCCTTTCGTTAACTGGGCTAGAAAAAACAACGTTGGCAAAAAACACTGGAATAAAGGTTGGATGATTTGGAATCCAACTAGCAATTTCACCCAGTCAATGGACGTGAAAGAAGCAGGTTCTACCGCCTTTGCCAAGGTGCTGAGAGACAACGGCATTGATGCCTACATGGGATCACGGGCTGACTGACATTAACAAATAAAGGAGACCAGTATGTACACCGCACAGATTGACAGATTTGGCAACATCATTGTTTGCAAAGGTGATCGGGAGCGCTCAGGCTACCGCATCTTTTTCACTGGTAGCTACAACGAGTGTTTAAACAGAAAAGTTGTTGCCGCTTGAATTTTCACCGTGAAGCCCTGCTAGTCAGGGTTTTGCAGTGGCAATTTTGCCCATTATTGGAGACCCACTATGAATGTCCAACGTGTTAGCCAATTCATTGAAGCAAACCCTGCTGAATATGAGTGGCTTGTTGCCAAGTCCCCCTCATTCTCCTTTGCCTCCTCTGTGCTGTCTGCGCTTCACAGATATGGCAGTCTGACCCCCAATCAACTTGCCGCAATTCAGCGTTGCGTAGCTAAGGACTCTGCCCCCCGTCCTGAGCCTGTCCCCTCTGCTCAGGTTGACGTGTCCCCTATCGAGGTTGCCTTTGACAAGGCTAAGGACTCGGGTCTGTCCTACCCCAAATTACGCCTCGGTGCTTTTGTGTTCAGCCCTGCCCCAGTGACAGGCAGAAACGCAGGTTCAATCTACGTCAAGTCTGAGGGTGTTTACCTCGGCAAGGTAACAGGCGGCAAGCTATTCACCTCCCGTGATGCCTCCCCCGAGAGTGCAAGTCAGATCAGCGAGGTGCTTGCTGACCCCCGTAGTTCAGCCATTGCCTATGGCAAAACATTCGGCAAGTGTTCGGTATGTAATCGGGATCTGTCAGATCCTGAGAGTGTCGCACTGGGCATCGGCCCTGTCTGCGCAAAACGGTTCGGTTGGGTTTAAACAGGAGGATCTATGAAATTTTATCAGTTCTACATTTTCAAAACCTTGGTCTGCATGACGGGGTTTTTGGTCAGCGTCTTGGTCTTGGGCAGTGACTCACTGCTCTTGTTTTGGGTAGCCATCATGTCGTTGGTTGCCTCTTTAATTTTCTACTTTGCAGGGGAGTGAACATGATAGCGATACCCACTTGCAAAAGATATCGTTATCGTTTACACTTGCGTTATTGAATTTTTAGCGGTGAGCCTTTCGGGGTTCACCAGTGGAAATTCCCACAGCAACCGGAGACATTCAATGTCCTTACCTATCATCTATACCGCCCGTGAAGACTGGTTAACAGCGGCCATCAATGAGTTGAAGCCTTTCTTTCTCATCAATGGCGTGTCCATCAGCGACAAGATTAGAGTGTCATGCGCACTCCCCTCTAATGCAAAACGTACCAACTTCAAATCAGTTGGCGAGTGCTTCCCGAATACGAACAGTGGTGATGGTCACTATGAGATCTTCATCAGCCCTGTGCTTGCCGATCCCGTCAAGGTCTTTGAGACCCTCATTGCCATGTTGTGCCATACCGCTAAGGGTGCGCTCAATCACGGCAAGCCCTATCAAAAGATAGCAGATGCCATGTTGCTTCTACCCAATGGCACTCAGTCAGCCCGTTATAAGTCGGTGACTCATGGCGGTGCATTCGTACAGGCGTATCAACAAATTATCGACTCCCTCGGTGCATACGTACACGCTGAGTTGTCAGCCTCGGTTGGCAAAAAGCAAGGCACTCGGATGTTGCTTGCCAAGTGCCCATCATGCGGCTACACCGTGCGGCTCACCAACAAATGGGCGTTTAAACATGGCAACCTCAACTTGCCTATCTGCCCCAATGAGGGCGATACCCTTGCTTTGATTTGAGACCAGTACATAAGGAGAGAACAACATGGCATCGATTCCTACACTTAAAGCCTTATCGTCCATCGATAAGTTCATCATCAACGGGGCGGTTACCGCCCTCAAAGCACCTCAGTCAGTGATCAATGACAAAGACAAAATGGTGCGCTTGCACTGGCTTGGCGACATGGTTGAGAGTGGCAACATCACCCTTGACTACATCAAAAATTGCTCCCCCGTGGCTGACAGCGTGGGGGTTGACAATGCCAAGCTTGATGCTACAGCGAATGCCGCAAGCCGTGCCGAGGCGGTTGCCCTTGATGCAGTCAACAAGGCTACAGCGGTTGCTCAGAGTGTCAGTGCTGTCGTACAGCAAATCAATGACCTGACAATTGAAGTTCATAAAGCCAGTGTCGCTTCACAATCCAACCTTGATGAGGACAAGATCAGCGCAGAGGTTGCCAGTGCCATTGCAAAGGCGTTTAAACCCTTTGCGCAAGCTGTCAAAGATGCCAAGGCAGAGGTTGTCGTGGGTAACGCTGTCAAGGCTACTATCGCTGACCGCAAGTCTGCGCTCGATGTATTCGGTGTTGACGTTAGAAACTTCAGAGGTGACCCTGTCATGGTTGAAGTGTGGGACGCACCCGATGCCCCTGCAATTGACAAGAATTTTGTGTGGCAGGAGGGCATTCTCAAGCACTTACTCCTCTCACAAAAGACTTCAGAAAATCTGTGGTTCGGAGGCGCTAAAGGCACTGGGAAAAGTGAGACAGCCCGTCAGTTTGCCGCACGTACTGGACGGTCTTACACCCGTTTCAACTTTCACAAGTACACCACTGCCGATGATTATGCAGGGGCTGTCGGTCTTGAGAACGGTGCTACCGTATTCAAAAAAGGCGTGTTCCTAAAGGCTTTCACTTGCCCCTCCACTGTCGTGTTGCTTGATGAAATCAGCATGGCCGATGCAGGTGAGTTGGCTACCCTCAACGGTTTTCTAGAGCCTAACAGCGAGGTCCT